AGTTTCTATACAAAGAAAGTCTTGGGCCAACATTTGCGTCTGCATCTGTTGAGATAAGTTCAAGAGCAGCAGTATTATCCGATACTGTAATTGTTGCTCCTGAAGAAGATGTAATCGCACCATCCACTTGTAATGTAGAAGCCATATCAACAGCACCATCAATATCTACTACATCTAAATTTGTTGTGCCATCAACATCAATGTCGCCTGAAATATCTAATTCTGTTGCTACAATTTTATTATTAAATGTAGCCGCACCTGCTTCACTACCATCAATAGTTAAGAATGTAGTATCAGCTCCACCATCAGTTCCTTTAAATATAATATCTGTATCACTACCTTGTGCATCAATTGTAACATCACCAGCAGATGTAGCAATAGTAACTGCTGCGTCCCCTGTTGCAATATCATCTGCTGCTACAGAAGCACCACTTTGAAAATATGTTTTAAAAGTTTGAACAGTGGTCACTCTCATGGTTCCATTATCATTATGGATGATACCATCACCATCAGCAATAGCAGTTGTACCTACAGTTGCACCACCATCAATTAAATTTAATTCAGCCGCTGTAGCTGTGACTGTTGTACTATCTATGGATAATGCATCTGTTTCTAATGTGCCATCAATATCTGCGTTTCCACTAATATCTAAAGAAGTTGCTGCAACTTCACCAAAAGCTACATCACCTGCACTTCCGCTAAATACTTCAGAAGAATTAGATGCGTCTGCTATAAAAGTAAATTTACTAGCACTATCATCAAAACCAAAGAAACCAACTTTTGCTGCAGAACCATTATGATATCTAAATTCTATACCTCTGTCTTTATTATCATCTGAACCCGGAGCAGTATCTCCACCTAATGTAAAGATAGGATCATCAATTGTAACTGTTGTACTATTAACTGTGGTTGTAGTTCCGTTAACAGTTAAGTCTCCTGTAACAGTTAAGTTATCAGCTACTGTAACTTCAGAAGTGCTATGACCTAATGTTATTGCTGTTCCTGATATACCTGTACCTATTGACACAGATTCACTACTATTTGCAGTATCGACTATTAGATAAGCATCTGATCCTTGTTTAATTGTAAATGCAGTTGCTGAGTTATCAGAAACCGCTACGTTAATATCTGTTCCATCTGCACTAATAGAGTCAAGTGCTATGTCGCCTACGTTAGTTATTGCATTGTCGTTAAAAGATGTAGCACCTAGAGATATAGTCCCTGTTGCAGTTAAGTTACTAGAACCTATGTCTATGTTACCAAAACCACTAGAGATAGAACCACTATTTAGTGCACCTGTAGTTACTAAATTAGGCATTGCAGTGATTTCATCATCAAAGTATGCTGATAAATCTGTAACTGCAACTTGTTTCATTGTACCACCATCGTTTAGTACAACTCTATCTGCATCTGCAACTGTAGTAGATGTAGCTGATGTATCGCCGTCTAGTATATTTAATTCTGTTGCTGTTGATGTTACGCCATCTAAAATATTTAACTCAGCAGTTGTTGATGTTACACCATCTAAAATGTTTAATTCTGCTGCAGTTGATGTAACAGCAGTGCTACCTAAAGTAAGGCCACCGTCTGGTATAACAACACTACTTCCAGATAAGGCTGTAAATGTATTTGCTGTAAATCTAAAATCATCTGCACCAGCAATTGCAATGTCTATTTGATCATCTGTGTCTGCTGTAATTGTAGTATCTTGGTCTTCATCTAATATTAATGAATCACCATTAAGATCATAACTTCCAACACCACCTGTTGCGGTATCTACAATATTTGTTCCATCAGAAAATAATAATCTTGTTCCTTTATCAGAGGCACCAAAAGTTATACCAGTTCCTGATGCAGTTTTAAATTGAACTGTGTAAGCTCCTGAAGTTCCATTTACTACAATATAAACTTTTTCAATTGAATCTGGTACAGTTACAATAGAGTTACCTGTAATAGTCCCTGTTAATTTTATAACTGCATGTCTTGCAACTGATGTTGATTCTGTTGTGTCACCATCTGTAATTGTTAATGCTGTTGTACCACCACTAGTTACTGCTTGTTCTACATAACCAGCAATTGCTTTTTCTACGATTTGTAAATTGGTATTAGTTTTTGTTCCCCATGTACCGGCATTTTCACCGGTTGCCATTAGTTCTATACCTAGATCTGAAAATGTTGATGCCATAATTTAATCCTTAAGGTGTTGGTGAGTTGACTGGGATTCTGACTGTTCCATCTGTGTAGTCATCTCTTCGTCTTCTACCTAGTTGTTCTCCTCCAAATCTTTCTGCCTCTTGTTTATATTTTTGTTCATAAAGTTGTAACATATCTATTGGTCCTTTTAAGAAAGCGTAAGTTTCTGCCAAGCAACAATATAGCAGACCATTTGGAAAATTCATACTAATATAATTAGTGTCATCATTTTCTAATAATGCTGGTGCTGCATTGTAGTGTATTTTATACGCAAATGTTGCACTCGGTGTTGGTGATACAATAATAGATCCAGAGTTTGATGAGCTCTCTCCAGTTGCTCCTGTATCTAGCATTGCATAATATTTTGGTGTTCCAGTGGATGTAGTTGCTGAAATATATTCTTCTAAAAATGTTAAATCTCTTTTTTCTAAATAAGTATTAGCACCAGTATAAGTAGATCCAGTTGCAGTATAAACCTGCACTGCTCTAATAAATACAGCTCCCGCTGGCACAGTTACAGTTCCTGTTCCAGATGTAAAATTACCTGTAGCTGTTTTTCTATCAGCATCAATTGGAACATCTCTAAAAATTCTGTATTGCGCATTTAAAATAATATTTTCTAATACACTGTCTGATAAAACTGTTGAGCTAACTTCTGTGTAGCTTCTTATTTGTGTTTTTAATCCTGATGCACTTAATCCTGCCATACTACGCTGTCAATGTTGCTGGACCAGCCGAACAACTATTGCCTCCTCCTGATATACCACCACTTGTAGCAGTGTTTGTGTCTACAGTAAAGTGATAGAAATCTGTTGTATTAGTTATATTACCACTAGAATCTCGTTTGCCAACAGTGATAGAATACCCTGCAGCTTTTGCTAAATTAGCTCCTGTAATACCATCAAACCCTTTTGGATTTTGAAAAGCATCTGGGTCAGAAGTTGTATAAATAGGACCTCTAAATCTTACAGTATCACTAGTTGATCTACCATGAGATTTTTCAAATACATTTATAATACCAGAAGATGCTGCAATCGTTTCAAAAGGATCAGGGCCCAAGGGTCTTGCTACTTCACTTTCTTCTCTGTCAGGTCTTGCATCTCTTAAACCTTGAGAATCACCTGACCTTGAATTTAATTCTAACTGTGGATGTTTCTCTTCGTATTCTGAAATATGCACAAAATGACCATTCCATTCTTTAACCATTTCTCTATATGGAAACTCCATTCCTGATCTGTCTGATATTGCTTTTGCGTATTTTCCTCTTGCTTGTGCCATTATGCTCCTGGATAATAAGTTTTAGGTGTTATGATTGTACTAGAAGGAGATCCATCTTCTGCTAGTGCTCTTGCTAATTCATCTTCGTACAATAGTTTCATTTGTTGAACTAACTGTGGATTAAATTTTTGTGCTAGATAAAAAGCTAATCCCGAAACCATACAAGGTACAAATCTAAAAGGTACATCTGTTGCATCTGTATAAGTTGAGTCTGCATCCTGTATTCTTTTTACAAAGAAGATGTGCATATCTTTTGATGCAGCTGTTGAATCTGGTGTTGGATATATAGTAACAGTTGTTTTATCTACGAATCGTTGAACAAAATATTGAGAGGGAGTTCCTTTAGATAATTTTGCAGACAAACTAGAATAAGTTGATCTATCAATTTTTGTCATCGCTGCATCTGATTGAGTAGTTTGTGTTCTGTTTTGTCTAAACGTTGCTTCTAATACATCTGCAAGACCATATGTACTTGATCCACTTGTACCACCAACAGTTACCGAAGATGTTCCATCACCACTGGATCTATAAAAAGTATACTCTGCTTGACCTTCAATAAGATCAATATTTGTATCTCCTACTTCCCAATAGTGTAAACCTCTATTACCCCATTCTTGAAAAAGAATATTAAGAGATCTTCTTGCTGATTTTAATTGATATCCAGAACTTACTTGTGAACCAATACGCTCGTATGCCTCTGCAATAATATCATCAACTGCAAAAGTTTTGTCAAAAGTAACTGTGCCGGAAGTTGTGTTGGCCATTCGTTACTCCTAATAAATTTTTTGAAATTCTGCTATAACCGTATACATGTTACCAGAATCAGCTGCACCTGGTACAACAAAGTTAACATCACTTTGATTACTATTACTAGATTTATCTGCTGGTATTCCACCAAATTCTCTAAAGTCCCAATATCCTGCGCCTGTTAATCCGATAATAGGAATATCTCCATCTGAGTCTTCTTCATCTAGTCTTGCAAAAGAGTCTCCTCCGTCGCCACCTTGACATGAATACCAAACTCTAAGTAATGCTAAGTGAGCTACTGCAGTTCCATCTTCTCTAGCGTCTAACGCAGAGACATCTCCAAAAACTGTAGTGCTACCTGTTCCGTCTGATTCGTTTACTATTTTAATAACTACTCTGTTATCATTTTGTTGTAGGATAGTTGGTCCTGTTACTGTGTCTGCCATGTTTCCCTCCTTAATTAAGAAACTGTGAGGGCCGAAGCCCTCACATTAAGTATTATTATTGATCTGCAAATGCAGGTACGTCAGCACCTTCTTGGTAACCCCAAATGTAATAGTTTGTACTATCTTTAGCTAAAATATTAATCTCAAATAAACCAAAGTCTGTAAGAGTTAGCTGTGAGTTAGAGTTTCCATCAGAATAAACTGATACGTTATCAGCGTTTGAATCTAAATGAACAATACCACCAATAAAGAAATTAGTATTTCCTGGTGTTACGATAATTAGATTTTCTGCTTCTTCTGCAGCGCCACCATAAATTAATTTAAAGTGTGCACCAGCAACCGGCGCTGGTAATGTGATTGTTCTATTAGCTGCAAGCGCAGGAACTACAAGAGTTCTTCCGCTATGTGTTGCGTTATCAAGAGTTTTATTCTCATCTCCTAATGCAACTGGTCCATCACCCATAGTGATGATTTCAGTAATTGCTCCTGTAGTGGCATTTTTACTGACAGTTTTTAATGTACTTTCAGATCGTACCGGACCTGAAAAAGTTGTAGTTGCCATAATTGTATCCTCCTAGTTTCCGAATACTGTCTCTAGGCCGTCGACTATACTCGTCAGTATTCTAATAAATTGTATAGTGTGTTTTTTATACAACAGTTTTTAGTAGAGCGCAAGAGAGTGTGTAGTGCGGATGATGTTTTCCAACGATGTAGCTTTTTATTA